ATTGTTTTTGCTTGATCTATATTATACCCCTGTCTTGCACCGTCGGTTCTTTCTAAATTTTGAAGTAATTGATTGTTTAATGCGGCGGGATAAGAGTCGATAACTGCTATCCATTGGCTTTGAGTTGGTATAGAAGTCAACCAACTTTCCATTTGTAATAAGAAGTAATCTCTTGTAGATATTAAAGGAACACCGGGGATATTAAAGCCAAATAAATTTGTTATTTGAGGTTGAGATAAAGGATTGGTACCCCTTCCTATACCTACAAAATTATTAGTCAATCCTGTAAAGGCATCAGTTAAAGGGTTTCCAAGACCACCTGGCATGTATATATTTAATAAGAACTATGAAATTACGGTTAGTCTTTTTTGACAAAATAATGGTAAGACATTGATACGTTAAAGTTAACAGGAGCGCCGTTACCTGTAAAGTCATATCTAATATCACCTACTTCTTTAATACTAACACCAACTAGCTGATATTGTGCAACCTTTTCAAGCTGATTGTCTAATTGTATAAGATCTATCGTACTAGACTGGGTAGGGGTAAAATAATTACCAGTACTATTGACATCATTAAAAGTATCTCTTGACCAAGTTTCAAATTTTGTTCTGATGTTGTTCTTTGCATCATTAAAAAACTGAAGTGTGTAATTATTGCTATTAGGATAGGTTGCTACACCTGGGATATTAAAATTTAATCCCATATATTTGACTTCATTTATGTTAATTGCTCTAGAAGGTAGAGTAGCTGCGCGTGCGTACACTAAATCATTCTCATCAAAGGTTGTTGTTGTACCACCAGGGGAGATACTCAATACTCTGAAGTGAATATCGCGTTGGAAATCGCGAGCTGCTGCTATTCTGTAAAAGTCTGCTATTGTTTGTTTAATTGCTGGCATGGCTATTTATTTATTCCTTACGCTAGGAGCTCCTGGAAGTTTTGGCTAGTACGTGTTGCGTAGAAGCTTACCAAGATAAACTCCGCAGTACGTACTGGCTTCAGGTAGAGATCTACCTTAAGTTCGTTATTATCAATAACATCAGGTGTGTTGTTGCGCTCGTCGCAAATAATCAAATAATCATAAACACCGTCTGTATTCTTAGCATTTTCAAATATAGGTGTCAATGTGTTAATTACTTGAGTACGGGTAAAGAGTGTATTTGGCTCGAATACAAAGTACTTAACCGTATTACGTGTTAATGTTTCTAGAGTTAAGAACAATCTACGTACATTGATGCGATCGAATGCACTTGGCTTCTTAAGAGCTGTCTTCTGACCGTAGATTACAAACCCTTCAACAGGGAAGAATGTAACTGGGTTTAGACTTATCTTGTAAAGTTGATCACGTTGCTTCTGTTTAGGGTATACACCGAGATCATTTACACCTACCAATGTACCGCGTGTAAATCCTGCTGGTGCAAACCATGGCTGGAAGTTTGCATCGGTGTTGCCCATTGCTGCTGCAGCAAAGCCGCTAAACGGTACCCATACTTGACGATTTGTCGAATTATCAAGCACTTGTGCAACGTTAGCATAGATTGAAGCATAACTTGAATCTGTTAAACCAAATTGATGTCTCAATGGCCAATAGATGTGCTGACTAAAGTTAGTTGTTACATATCCTGCAGCAGTTGGATTAGCTGAATCTCCTGCATTAGGACTATACAGCTTCTTACTGTTTATAACCTTTGCATTATCACCTTGTACAAATATATTTCTAATAGGATCTAAGATTACCATGAAGTCTTTGCGCTGATTTTGTGCTTGATTTACAAACACACTAGCAACTGCATTGTAATTAGCTCTTAAACGTAGACCTTCATCGGTCAGATTTTCGCTATTAGTTGTATACCAAGCGCTCAATGCATTTAGAGGCTCGGAATCAATAAACGGACCTGTACCTGATAATGGAAGGCCTGCAGCTAATGTTTTTTCTACAGCATTAACATAGACGGTTCCAAGACCTGCTTCACACGCAATACTAATCGGATATAGATCAGGATTTTCTACCAGCTCAAATACTCTCTCCAGCTTATCAGGTAGATTACCGATATCTTTTGTTGTTGCTACTGTATTATTATATACACCTAATGGGAACAACGCATTTGTTGGTCCAAGCTGTGTAAGTAGAGTACTTACTACAGCTGAAGGTGCGCCTACTCTCGTGGTATAGGTTGATGTGTTATCAACAAACCCTTGAACACTGAATGGAGTAGCCAGTCTATCCGAAAGGAATCTTACTTTTCTTGAAGGTACGCCATCATTATTAAGCCAGGTATTTGAATATCTATTGCTTAAGAATGGATTTACCAAAGTAGTAATATTTGGAGAAGCTGCTTGTTGTTGACCTAAGTAGAAGCTAATTGCAGGTCCGCCATTTTGATCAGCAATTTGACGATGATAATCGAGCGAGCCAGCATATGTCTCTGAGGCCACATAGTCCAGAGCAATTACATCAGGTGAAAACACACTCTGACGTAGCTTATAGACACCGAACAATACAGTATCATCAAAGGTACGAGGGCTAATATCAAACTTAGATATATTCTCTTGAACCTCACTAACACTCGATCCGTCGCCAAGCTTAGTTGCGCTAAGCGTAAAGTTCAATCTTGCGCGAGGTACTTGAATGTAGCTATTTGAATCTGCATTAGATGCTACCGTATTAACATCTAGTATACCATCAAATGGTGTTGCAGGATTATTATTGTTGTTGTCTGTTAAGCCAACATAATAGCCTTCAAACTTAGAATTAATTGTAGTTTGAGACTTATTAAGAATTATTAATCCTGATTCACCAATTGTATTGTATGAGAAAGGTGTATTCTTACTTGTTACTGACGGTGCAGTTGACCAGTTAATATTATTGTTGAGTAATTCTTGATACTCCTCCACACTCAATTCAATGTGTGTAGGCTTTCCAAAGAAATATGTTGTTGCTGCAGATAGACTGCTAACAATACCACCTGAAACTGCGGGAATTGCATTAGTTCCAGGGGTATATGACAGTGTGAATACTGTCGAACCAACATTTGAATAAGCTGGATACACAGCAGGGGCTGTCGGTACAGCACCAGGTGTTTGATTGGTTATTACAACATTAAATGTCGAGGTTGTAGAATTATATGTACCAACTGAAGTTAAGCCACCGGTAATGGTATTATCGATAGCACTTAAAGTACGTGTTAGAAGATTTTGTGGTGTCATCGAACTATCGACAACAATCGTTGCACTAAGCGAGCCAGCTAGACCGTGGAATACTGCTGGCTTTCCGTCAATTGAATATCCAAAGTCATAAACCGTACCGCTTGCAAGTCCGATGCTAAAGCCAGAGCCTGAAAGTGTTTGTGCGAGAGTTACTCCAAATGGACTATAATTACCGATGGTGTTGGTGAGATTTACAACTTGCTTTGTTGCAGCAACTTCAGCGGTATCGCTAGCATTATTATATGATACTACCGGGTAAACCAATGCACTATACTTCCACTGATCAAACCCTTCACCAAGCTCTACACCATAAGGTAGACGAGAAACTAAAATCTGTGAAGGTGATTGAAATGCAGCTTTGACAGTATGATAAAAATATCTCTCTGCAGCGTTAGTCGGAGTACCAAAAATTTGTTCGAATTCACTCAGGCTTGTAGGTTGGATAATTTCATCGATAGGACCTTGATTGGAAAATCCAGTAATAAAGATTGATGTTCCTTGATCAGAAACTGCTCTGAGTGATAAATCAACTTCACGTATTTCTACACCAGGGCTTTGTATTGTTCTTGCCATAATATTACTTTAAAACCTCCAGAAAGTTGATTGTCATATCATTTTTATTTATTGTTCCCCGGCATACTTTTGTACAAACTTGCCAAAGTATTTACAGCAAATCCATTGTCCATTGAGAATAACCAAACTCAAAAGTAGATTGCATCTCACTAGGATCTCTATCACTATATGTAATTCCGTCTAATCTTACTGGGAATGCTTTTAGATAATTAAATCTAGCTACTTTATTATTATATTCGTCCAAACCATATATTGTCACGTCAGTTTGATATCTTCTCAGTCTCCCTTCATCCCCGGGTTTGTCTACATTATAATAGCTTTTTGTTTCATTATTAAGTATATCCAACCACTTATATATTACAAAATAATTATTAAACATATTATCTACTGTAAAATTAACAACCAAACATGGGCATTCTGGTCTTGCGTAGGAGGTAATTTTAGTTGTCTGCCCGGCATAAGAGAGTGAAACAGAAGGTACTACTAGTGAAGGCACTACAGCACCATATACACTGAATTGTAAAGAATCAAAATTAACCTTTCCATATTCTTTTCCTAGCTTATTAATATCATCTTTTAAAACAGCAGGAATAGTCAATACAAGTAAAAATTTATCTTTGCGCTGCTTATTGAATGGACTCTGAACTATAGGAGTCTGATTAACTGGAGTTTGATTGGGAAGATCCATATTTTATTTATAATGGTTAAAAGGCACATACCCCATATTTGATAAGTCTATTATATCTTGCGTGAGCGGAGTTGCGTTAATATCATCCATGGTTTTATTATCAAATACGGCTGGTAGTGCTCCTGGTGTAGGGTCTTTTTCATTCAAATAACTACCTACAGGGCTTATTACTCTGGACAAATTGTATTCAAGTGGTTTTATTATCTGTGGTCTATTATATTCATCCAATTTTTCAACATCAAAGTATTTTACACATATTTCATTTTCTAGAATAATTAAAGCCCATATAAATGCCATCACTCTATCATCCCAACTATCTGTACCAGGTCTTGCACCCCAGGTGTTATTAGGAAATCTAACAAAGTTTTTTAATTCTCGTAATGTATTAATATCTCTTAACTTTACAACTTTTATTTCGTTAGTCCAATATCTCATATTAGTAATACCTCTATACTTGGTATTAGTATGTGCTAAAATTCCAAATCTCTTTTTTTCTACTATGTGTGCAGCTTTTGCACCCCATGTAACTATATTTTCATATCCGTGTGTAAATTTTAACTGCTCTACAACTTGAGCTCCACAGTTATTTCTTTCAATCATAACAGGAGGGTTTCCCCACTGTGCTAATATTTCTAATAATTTTGCTGTAAATTGATAGGGAATTATATTTTTATTATGATATACAGCTACCTGTTCTATATTAGAAAGATCGGTCATATCTAATATTTGTATTACGCTTGCCGCTTCACCTACACCTTCACTAACATCTACGCCTGCAACATAAACTCTTCCATCTTTAGGCTCTTCCCAAAGCTTATAATGCCCTTCATCAAAAATATACTCTGGATCTTTTACTCCTTTTAACAATTCATTATAATGGTCTTCGTTTAATGAAGTTTCACCGCTAGCTATAAATTCATTTCCAAACTCCTGTGCAAACGCCTCTGTGCTACCTAAAGTTTTAATAGTATCATTTTTCCATTTTTCATCTCTACCCGGTATTTCCCACCAGTCTATTCTTTCTGCTTTCCAATTATTTGAACCGTCTACTGCTCCTTGATATAATCTATAAAATAAATTTTCAGTACCATTTGGAGTGCTTGCTATAAAAATTTTACTCTTTTTAGAACTACTAATAATAGGATAAACTGATTCCCAGAATTTTTCTACTATATGATTATCAATAAATGCTAACTCATCAAGTACGGTTACATTTACAGATTCACCTCTACCTGCATCACTACTAGTAGTACTAATACCTATACTACTACCATTTGTCAATGTCATACTAGTTTGTCCGTATTCAACCACACCCGGTTTTAAATAATTTGGTAGCATTTCATATGCAGTTCTAATTCTCTTAAAAATATTTTTTGCGGTTTGCTCTTTATTAGCTACTATTAGTAATCTTTGATCTTCAGAAAAACAAGCAATCCATAAAGAATAGATAGTCATCATAGTTGTTTTACCTGCTTGTCTAGAGGAAAGTAAAATTACAAATCTATTATCTCTTAAACTGCGCAAAACTCTCTTTTGACAAGAATGTAGGGTTATTTTTTCTTTACCTCTATCTAGATTCACAATGTAAAAATGATTTTCTGCGAAATGTAGAATATTTTTTCTACATTTTTTTAATTCATTAATCATTTCAGGCGTATATTCATGCCTGGTTTCTCTAGTAGGGAGCTTATTATTGCCTAGATAATATTTCTCCTTGTCTTCCATAATATTACTTAGTTAGAATATAAATAACACGTGAGCGACAAAAATTATATTAAAGATATTTCGGCAATTTATGAAAACGCATTTTATAAGAAAAATGTAGAAGTAGTTGAAGAAAAAGCAGTTAAAACTCTTAATTCATTTCCAGAGGCAAAAGACAAAAAACCCGTAGTTAAGAAAGACGGCACTGATTCCAAGGCGTTTTTTCACAAGAACTCAGGCCCAGAGAATGCAGAAGGTGTAAAAGACATTTTAGATCCTAAAACCGCAAAGGATGATAATGCATTCGAACCAAAGAAATTTTCACAAAATACTGGAAAAAGTATAAAAGAGAATATAAATACTTTTATGAGCAAATCAGTATTTGATAAACTTTTCGAAGACGTAATGAAAGACGATGCCCTTGATTTGGGTATCACAGCTGGCCCTGAAGGGGATCAGGCTGATACAGAAGCCAATAATGAGACAGAAGCTTCTGGTGATGTAACCTTTACTCTTCCTCGTGATGTTGCTCAAAAGCTGCATGACGTTCTGATGGCTGCTCTAGAAGGCGGTGAAGAAGCCCCTTCCGATGAAGCTGGTCTCGAGGGTGGTGAGTCTGAAACATCCGATGAAGACGAAGAGAAGAAAGAAGATAAAGAAGATAAGAAAGACGTAGCCGGTGAAGCAGTAGACATCGAAGAACTTCCAGATAGTAAAGGTCAGCAACTGCAGAATAAGAACAACAAAGTTCCAGGAACACTCGGCAGTGCAAAGTCTGGCAAGGCACAGGGTGCTGTAAAGGGTGAAGTAGATGGTAAGGGTAAAGAGCTTCCCGACAGCAAAGGCCATGTTCTACAAAATAAGAACAATAAAGTAGCAAGTGTTATTAAGGGCGGCGGTAAAGGTGATCAAAACCTTTTTCAAGCCAACTAATTAATTTGTTTAGTAGCTAAGAAATGCCGTTCTTCGGAACGGCATTTTTTTTGTATAAATAACACTGTATGTTGTTCGAGAAATATTATATTCAAAGCCTAGAAGAACAAACATGGAATTCTGGATATACTAATATATTCGGTACTTTAAAGCCTAGTGCCAGGCACAGAAAGGTTATTAAAGATCCAAAATTTAGAAAAAACCCACAAACAGTTCCTGATATATACAAGCAGGATATGACGGATATACCTAAAGTAGAGAGATTAAAAAATTCTGCTCCTGGTACCTATCAAGTTATCTCTCAGGGAGAGTTTCAACAGATTGCTAAAAAATATAATTTGAATGGGTTGTCATATGATAATCAAAAGAAGCTTGGCAACACAGGGATAACTGTTAAGTTTGATCCTAACTTTAATAGTTATATTTTAGTAAAATGAGCATGGACAAATACACAGGGACTAATTGTGTTAGGTCCTATCCTTTCAAATATACTACAAGCACTTTAAGACTTACTGATAAAGAAAATAATCAATGCGAAAGGCAGGTATATAGCAACTATTGGAGAGAGCAAATAGATATGTATGGTCAAAAAATAGACTACTATCTAAACAAAACATCTACCCTTAGTGCAGATAATATTTACGGGGAAGAACCTATAGCAGGTTTTTTACCTCCAAGATCTATAATTGCTGGAATAAAATTAACTGAAAACGCTCTTGTATTAAGTAAGTTCGGTTTTCAGAGTGATGACCAGGTGACCGCTTACATACATATAAGTTCTTTCTATGCTGTTTTTCCACCATATACAGAACCTAAGGCGGGAGATGTTTTTAAGCTAACTGAATACGGTAGCGATAGACCAGGTGAAAGAGATGGTAAGATGTTTGAGATTACGGAAAGAGTAGATCAGGATAATAGTCAGATAAACCCCTTGATGGGTCATTATGTCTGGATGCTAAAGGCTAAACGCTTCGACTATTCCTTTGAACCAGATATTGTGTTTGAAAAAGGTAGTTCACAAGTGCATGATGACACGGGTTACGGGACTATTTCAGGCACAGGCACCTCAACAATTAATGAAAGACCTAGCTCTTATCCTGGTGATGCAGATACTGTTAGTAGGGAGCAAGTCTTTAATATGGATATTAATAAGACTCTAGAGTATGGGGGATATTACTAAAATCATCAATATTATCTTCAATCTCCACAGTTTCTTCTTCTAAAATTAAATTCTTTTTAGCCTTTTCAGCAGCAACCTTAATAATATCTACATTATTTTCTTCTCTATCTATATCTAGAAGCATAGTTTCAAACCTACTTTCTATATATTTTTGAAATGCTAGTGGCTTGAGCCAAAAATCATCTTTATTAAGATCAGTATTAAGTTCGGATGCTTTTGTATTG